CCAACTAAATCGTCTAAGTCTTTCATGAACTTTTTAAAAGAGATAAACGAGGAGCCTTGAATCCCGCCAGTTGCCCCGGTAATGGAAAGCTTTGGGGCGGCCGCCGTACCCTTCGAGGAGACCTCAAACCCTTCTGCCTGGATAGGGAGCGCTATGTATTCTCTAGAACCGAAGAAGATTGAAGACCCTATAAGCTTGAGGTTATTGTGAAACCTGAATACCCTGCTATCACTGAATGCGCCTGCGGAGTAAAATGAGTTACGCAGAAGTTCTTCCGCGATAGCGATGTCTGTCAGATCAATTTCGAAAAGAACAACGATCGCCGAGGGGTTAAGTTTAACCGCTTCGGTATTGATCTTCTTGATGGAAATTTGAGCGGCGGCTGCGTCCATTAGTTTGCTACCTCCTCAAACATGGCTTTAATGTTGTAGTTATTATAGAAGGCGTAATTGTTTGACCAGCTCCTGCAAACCATAAGTCTAGCGGAAGTATAAGGCTCTGGCAAAGAGAATACGAAGGACTCGGCCGCTTTTCTAAGGGTTAAAAAGTGTATTATTGCCGCAGCCTCGTAAGCGTCTCTTTTATCGAAGCTTAGATCTGCTCTTACTAAATTGTTATTTATGCCGTCCGGGATTCTCTGCTCGTATCCGTCTCCAAATTTGATAGTTTTGACCTTTGGCTCTTGATTAATGGTCGCGTTATAGGAGGGCGACCAGATGAAATTTGGCTTATCTGATCCGTTGTAGGAAACCACTCCCGCCCAATTAATAGAGTTAGTGGCTGGAGCAATATTTAAATTCCCATTAATCAGGCTGTAGTAAAACTTGTTGTTGTAGATGACGGCCTCGTTCTTGCGGTAGGCCGTGGAGTTAATCCAAGTCGGGATGTTATATATAGACGGCATACCTTAAACCTTTTTCCTAACTATTTTACACAAAAACGCGCTTTTTTTCTTAAAAAAACCGTCCAAAGTGTAATAATGATATAGGTAAAAGGTGATGTCGTATATCAATTACAACAACGTAGCGGTAAAGGTTAATTCTCAACCCTTCTTGGCTGAGTCTATTTCCATAGATATTGGCGCTTCTCTCTCTTCTAATTATCTGATTTATAGGAAATCGAGCTTCAACTTCGTAGCGGAGAGCGTCCTAAAGGGGACTATCCAATTGAGCTATCCGGTGATGGGAAGAGACTATTTGGCAGACTTTATCTCTTCGGAGATCCCCTTCCAGGTGGAGATTGGCGGAATCAGAATTAACAGCGGCTACCTAGCGTCTTACGGTTTTAGCCTAGAGCAGTTCCAACCAATTAAAGTTAATGCCAATATAGAGTTCTGGGAGAAGGTCGATGGGAGCTTTTCGCCTTCAAGAGAATCTACTTCCGCGTCTTCATTCCTTACGTCTAACGACGTATCGTTAACTTACACTGGAGTGGAAACATTAGACAACATAATTGGATTAAGTTACTCTTACTCTTCTAGCCTAGATCCCGAAGTGTTCGCTGGGAACACCTCCCCTAGCGATATAAAATTTCTAGAGAAACAAACCAAGCTGGACTTAAAGACTTACTCTATTGGCAATAATTTAAGCTATAGCGGCAGTTTGGCCTCATTCAATATAGTCTTCGGTGGGCAAAGTTATGGGTTTAATGGGGTCTTGGAGTCTAAATCTAACTCCTTTGACCTTGGTCAAAAGGCCACCACGACGCTTTCTTTTAAGCAGGATCTTTTAAATTCAGCGCCAATCATTTCTTCCGTATCAACGCCCCACGCCTTCGGGGGTTTAGTCACCATCGCAGGGCAAAACCTTTCTACTGTTCACGCCGTATTCTTTCATCCCAACGTAAAAAGCCCGAAGATTATTATCGATAGTGCTAATCAGGTGCGCGCCGAGTTGCCAATGGGCTCTATCACTGGGCCAGTAACCGTAATTAACCTTGGCGGAGAGGTTCGGTCAGCCACCTCCGTAGTCGTTTCGAGCACTATTACGGCTTAATTATGTCGATCACAGGGAAAATAGGAAATCTGATTAACCTGACTGGCGCCGGGCTAAGTATAGTCACCGACGTTCTGTTTAATAACAGCAGTGCGGAGTTCGAAGTTATTGATGATTCATTTTTAAGTATTAGAGTGCCGACTGGGGCTTCTCATAGCAAAATCCGACTCGTCTCAAGGCTGTCCGATCCGCCTGTAACCGGAGAGACTTCAGCCTACTTTACCCCGCTGCCTGAGATCAATTATCTAGATAATTATACCGGATATTTTAAGAATACCGTGAGCGTTTATGGGGACGCATTCACCGAAGTAACAGGGGTTAAATTAAATAATTTGACATGCTCCTTTTCTGTGATAAATAATAATAATCTTTCATTTGTTGTCCCGTCTGGAGACGTAAGAGGGCCGCTTAAAGTTTTTGGCCGAGAAGGACTAACTGCTGAGTCTACTTTTAATTTCATACCCGTCTTTGAGATAACAGGCTTTCAACCATCCAATCCTAAAACTGGAGATATACTAAGGATCTCTGGTAAGTATTTCTTGGATGAGCTTTCTTTAACTGGAAAAACGGGGTATTTTGCCGTACAATTTTTTGGTGAAAACTCTACGGGGCTCTTCGGTAAATTGAACTCCTTTATCCTTACGGGGTTAGTTCCTACCGGTGCGCGATCTGGAGATGTAACTGTTTTAATGTAATATGGCTCTTTTAAACATCAAAAGAAATCCGCCTGAGATTTATGGAACCGCGCTTCAAAGCGGAAAGAATGTTTTTGCCGCGAATGGGCCGACTGAACATTTTTATTCTGGAATAAATCTTACAGACTTGACTGAGATTAAACTTATCAACTCAGCTAACCCGGGGGATTTTGTAAATCTTTTAGCTCTAACTACCGGAGATTTTGGAATATCTAGAAGTGCAGTAGCCTATTCTGAGAGGAACCTAATGTTCGCCGTCCCTAAACAGGCCTCGGGAACATATCACCTTCAAGCATCTAACCAGTATGGAAATGGAGTTTTACAGAACGCGCTAGTTACTCTCCAGAAGCCTAAAATATTTATTGCAAAAATCGGCATTCCAGAAGAGGAGCCGTCATCAAGCTCAAGTGAATCGTTAAGTTCTGAGGGCTCAGGAGGGGGAAGTTCTTATTACGCGACCCAAGTCTCGTTCTCGAGCATCTCTGCGCAAACCGACTACGACGGAACCTGCGAGCCAGAGTTCGCGTACGGTTTCCATTATCTGCCAGACTTAGTCAGCTTGAATAGTGTGCGCGGGATTGTAAGCGACGCAAGCGAGAATTATTCGGCCGGTCATTTCCAGTTCTGGCAGCCTTGCTCAAATACTAATGCTGACGATTCTTATAGAGAGGTTAGTACTACCGTCTTTAAGGTCGACAATACATGGATCGTCCAAGTATTCGATAGGACATATCCGAACCAAGTGATCTATTTCCATGGATTTGCGACGCAGACAGACTTCTCTTCCAGCACGGTTAACCTGGTTCTGAATAGTACTCTTGTCGCTGGGCAATACGAGGTTGACGGAGGAGCTTCAGTCTATACGGTTGGAGGCTCATGCGTGCTCCAGCTAACTAAAGTATAAAATGAACATAACAGGAACAAAAGGGGATTTAATTACGATTACTGGGGAGAATTTATATCACACTCCCGAATCTGCGATTTATTTTAATAGCATAAACAACAATAATAGAGTTTTTCCGATAACTGAATCTTACTCTGGGAATGCGCGACTCCAATTCGAAGTCCCGTCAATTCTTCCGAGGAATAATACTATCTATTTTAACAACTCGGCTGGAACGGGGGTTGTATCTGGAGTCAATTTTGTATTCATAGGCGCGCCGAATATCACGTCAATCACTCCTCCCTCTGGATATTGGAGGGATACAGTAGTCGCGTCTGGCGAAAACTTCGTGGGAGTTAAAAATGTTTATTTAGGCGAGACCGAAGTAACTGACTTCCTGGTTAATTCGGAACGGTCAATAAGGATCTCCATCCCAGACGCTGCCCACTCGAATAATATCTCGATAATCGCCACGGGTGGCAGCACGGTTTCTTCTGGAGAGTTTTCTCTTTTAAGAGTGTCTCGCCCAAACTCAAGCATTCTGAAGTTTTCCCCAACGTCTGGATCATATGGCACCTTCATAACTCTTTCTGGCATCTCTTTAGACCGAGTGAAAAGAGTTTCATTCTCTGGCTTTGATTTTAATCAAGTAGTAACCGACTTCACTACTTATGAGACTACGGGTCTTAGGGTTAGTATCCCCAGTGGGATCGCCTCAAATCTGAAGTTCTCTGTTCAATTTGTATCCAACTCAACTACTGGGGACATCTTTAGACCGGAAAGTCTTCAGTCGACAGACTCGAATCAAAATTTAATAATTCTCAATAAGTATATCTCTTCATTCTCTCCGGACAGGGGAATCTTCGAGGATGTAATAACCGTGAGCGGTAATCAGTTCTCGTCTTCCTCTTTCTTTTTCGAGGGCTTCAACACCGGAGACCGGACGTACATCCCGCCTACGACTACGAATATAATAAATAATCATACCGCTCAGATCAGAGTTCCTAAAAATGTCATCCTTGGAAAAATTTTCGTAAGCGGTAATGAGTTGGTAGCTTCGAAAAGAGACTTTGCCCCTATCCCTAGCATCCAAGCATTTAAACATGATAAACTGCAAGTAGGAAGGCTATTTGAATTAACCGGAATAAATATCAGCGAATGCTATCCGGTACTCTTCATGTCTGGGGCAACGGATGAATCTTATCATATTATAGCGAACGCGAATTCAGAAACGCTGATGGTCGAAGCGAATCGGGGTGAGGACGTGAATGCAGAGCAGAAATACTTTGGAGATATAGGGTTTGATTTCTCTCAGCTCTTAGCTAATTATCCGGAAAGTTTAACTACCGGAAATATGCGTTTGACTGGAATAATTAATGCTAATTATTTTGGGCAAGGTAAATCATTTCTAGTTGCAAGAAGTGAAATGCCGGCGCACAGCAATCCAATAATTGCGCGAGTCTTGTCGTCGGTATTAGATAATTATCTTTTAGCCTTTCCGTTTGGAAAGGAAAGACTGAACGAAATATCTAAAGACATTGAAATTAGCGGGAAGAAGCCGTCTATAGCTGGGCTAAGCTTATCCCGCATCGGAGAGTCTGGCTCCTTATTTATCTCTGGGAACTACTTCATCGGAATGACGGGCATCAGATTTACCGATGGAGATATCGACGGAAGAATATCTATAAATCAAGTCATTCCATTTGGAAATGGGCTTAGGATAGCAGCTGTCAGAACTGGGTTGGAGCCGAACACGTACGAAAAGAGCCACGTCGTAGCAGTTAATATACAAGACTTTAATTACACGGGTAAAAGCGGCGTATTCCTTTTAGCCGCACCTTACTATGAATGGGTATGAGTAATTCACTGCAAATTTTAAAACCTATCGAGATCTTTGGCTTCAGTCCTCAGTCTGGAGCTTCTGGTCAGTTCTTTCTGGTGAGCGGAAGGAACCTGATCGACGTAGCTTCAGTGTCGTTCAGAGATCCGTTCGAAAAATCCATACCGGTAGAATCCTTCTCGAAATACTTTAATGGTTCGGACTATGGAATATCTGGTATAATACCAAACCTTCACCCCTCAAAAGGAATCTACGAAATAGTCGTTGAGAACGAGACCTACGGCGATTATCATTGCTGCTTTTATACTCCAATGAGCGGCGGGTTGGCGGAGGGGGTCAAGAACTATTACAAGCAATTCTCTGATAGAATCTTTCTTAACTCTATCGTGCAGCCCACAGGCGTTACGAGCGCGCAGGGGTTCGAAGTAAAAAACATAACCTTTACGCCATGCAGAGCAGAAAGCGTAGTTAGAATTGACTGTGAATTAAATCTCTATGCTTCGTCTTTTGCCGGAGCCGTCATATGTTTATACAAGAATTCTGAGACTACCCCGAGAAGAGTTTGGAGTCAGTTCCTGTACGACTCTAGCGCAGGGACTGTATTTAAATTTACCTATACGACTTCTGGGACAGCCGTCGCCCCTCAGACTTGGAGAATCAGATTAGGCAGGACTCCAGACTACGCAGCTAGCATCTACCTGAATCGAAACGTGAGCTATCCCGCTCTATACGGGACCGCCGCTCTTTCAAGTATTAATATTACGGAGTTTGCGACTTAGGATACTTCTCTTTAATAGAGGAAATAAAAGAGACAAGCTCGTCCATCTTCGCTGGCCTATTCATGTGAAGCTCTGTAATAGCTTCGAATTGCTTATGAATCGGCCATTGAGAGAGGATTTCATATTTTCTGCTATTTACGGCAGACGAGTTCAATACCTTGACCTTGAATTCAGCAGAATCCCAAATTGCAGTTAACTCCATAAGAGAAGGCTTCGGGACAGAGTTTCCCTCGTCCCATGCGAGGGAATCGTATTCTTCGCCCATCGCCCATTGATGGTCTGGGAAATTGAGTTCTAGAATTTTATAGAGATCCATATTACTTAGTTATCTTTTTGATTCTCTCAATAAGTTCAAGAGTCTTGATAATGGGTATGTCATTTACGCTTTCGTAATCTGGTGCTCCATCCAAGCCCTCTTTGACAAGCTTCTTCTTAATGTCGTTGAAGGAGACATTTTTCTCGTTCATCAAAGCCTTGAGGAAATCCTTCGGGTTAGCTACGTTATCAGACGGGCTAGAAGATGAACTTGGTTTAAACTCTCTATTATTTATTGGTCCCATTTCTTCCTTACCAACAATATTAATCTTGAGGAAGCTTCTCACGCAGCGAACGAAAGCTCTGTTCTCGGCAATGGCCGCTAAGAAATTTCGGGCAAAACTGTCCGTGTTAGAAAGGCTTGCGTCCCCGACGCCGGAGAAAGTAATTTCTTTATTTTCAGTTTCATAATTCGGAATCCATTTAATTTTACAGATAGCTACGACATACTCTGGGGACGGGCTGACGATATCGTAAGTGACCTCGGTAAAGCCCCTTAATTGGGCAAGTTCTTTAATTCCCCCAAGAAGGATGAGTAAATCCGAGTCCTTCATCTTAGATAAATCTACTTCCCCAGATTTATCTCTCGAGACGAGGAACTTGGCATTAATCATCTTTCTCCAATCAATGAATCCGTCCTCGTTAAAGACGTAATCAATATTGTCGATCAGGCCGCTCTCATCTCTGGAGATGGACTTTAATGGTTTTTTGACTGTCATGGTAGAATCTTAAGCCAAGTAGGGAAATAAGTCAAGCCTTTTTCATCACATAAAAATGATGTAGATCTCTCCAAAAGAGTTCCGAGTCAATAGCTGGCGTGAAGTATCCTTCAAGATCGGGGACTGGGAAACCAGCTTCTAGAGCGGCGTCGCTTTGAAAAATTTGGCTTTCAGAAATGATAAATTTATTAGATCTGTAGACGAGATTTTCGATGCCTACAGCCTTGAGTTTTTCAACAAGAGCTGGATCAATGCTCAGTTTTCTGTCTATCAGGTCGAAGTCAAGATAGTAAAGCTTGATGGATTCGAGCTTCTCCGCAGACATCTCCGTCCTGAGGTGATAATTAATGCCAAGCTTCTGCAACTCGTTTACAAAAGCCGGATTATGATTCTCATCAAGGATATATAAAAACTGTTTAATCTTTGGGGCGAAATGTTTAATTAAATCGATCTGAATTGGCTTGTTAGTTATAATGCAGCAGTTAGACACTGAGAGTTGCTTAGCAAGGATCTCCTCGTTAAAAAGCAAATCCATCCGAACAATGATAGCGTCTAAGCCTATAGCGGAAGTGTCGATGACGCTATTAGGGACGGTCTCTACGTGCCTATGAAGATAGCTAGGGCCTCTCATGGCGGTTTTAAAATTGATCCTGTCTTTGAGTCCCAACGAAGCTAGCACATGATTGACTATCGTCTCCGGCTTGATGTTATCAACTGCCTTGGGGCTTTCAGAGGCAGAGAATGACGGCTTTTTTTCTTCCAATTCTTGGAGAAGAACGTGGTCGACTGGATTACCCCAGTAGGGCTTTACTACTTCGATATGGTTGTTGGAGTATAGGCAGACTATCTTGCGGTTATAATGCGAAGCTACGTGAGTTGGAAAACTATCCACCCCAAGATGAAGCATGCTATTTTTTAAGATGTAGGCTATTTGATTAATGTTTGTTTGGCCATTGATATTAGCGCAACGTTTCAACTTCTTGTCGTCTTTGGTCCCTATCTGTACGATTTTAATCCCGTTTCTAGTGAGGGTCTGGAAGAGAAAATCCACAACCTCTTGCCAATAGCTATAGCTCTTAGAGTCAAACTTGCTTATCGGATGGATGGTAATATATTTTTCCGCAGTAAGTGGAAAAAACTTCTCGTAAATATAAGGCCTCCCGATTTTCGATCCAGAAGTGAGAGCGTATGTTTCTATTAGGTGCATTTTATGTCTAAATCAATTTTATCCACGCCATTATGGGGATAAGATAATAATCTTTGCGTCGAGAAGTGGATTGGATAAGCTACGTCAAAAAATCCTTTGTGGCCACCGATGCCCTCTAGCCAAACTAGATTATCCATCTGAGGAATGTAGTCTAGGAGTTTATCTACATGGGGATTACCCTCTAAAATCTCGAAGTACTCCTGTTTGCAAGCAAAATAAAACGTCCATTCCGGCCTTGGGTATCTTTTTCTTAAAGACTCGAACAACGACGTAGCCAAGAAAATATCGCCGATACTCTCAGGCAGAATAACTAGGAGTCTATTTTTGTCGTCCTTATTTAAGAGGCCAGAAAATTCAGTCTTCTTGTTTTTCTGGTTTTCATTGGCGGCTGTCTGTCTGAAGTATTTTTCTATATCTTCTCTTTTCGTCCCCTTGGATAACTCTGCAATCCAATACTTAAATCCATCATTATTATTATCGAGATCCATTTTGAGGATGTTCTTGTAGAGGGACAGAATCCATTGCTCATTGTCTTGAGTGTCTTCTATTTGAATGAATGGATTCTTTTCTTCCGTCTTGATTTCGAAAGAGTAATCGACATCGGGAAGTTTATCTATGAGAGACTCAATTAACATTCCGACGTTATTTATGGAGTAATTTCTCTCGACCCATTCCCTAGCGCCCCGGCCCATTTCTTCCCTCTCCCCGATCGTCATTTGATAAACTTTATGTAGCTGAGTAGCTATCGACGACGGGAGCGTAGACGCCTTGCGGAACTCTGTTCCATGCTCTCTATATTCCGCCCAGTCTAGGGGTAAGGAGCAAGCTCCTTCCTCGCACATTTCTTCGCCGCAGCTATAATTAGTAACTAGAGTAATAAGCTCTACGAATTTAGCCTCCTGTATGGGAATCTCTTGTCCGCCCGAAGTAAATGGATGACAATAGACATCCATTAGATTATAGACTTCGTTAAGCTGCTCTTCTGTCGCCCCAAAAGAAACGCTCGTTGTCGTTTGACCCTTTTTGTCGTTACAGAATTTACAGACTAGATCTTGACCCGCGAACGCCTTGACCTCGTAGTTTTTACACGACTTACAGATGTAGGTCGTTAAGATTTCGTTCTTATCAATGCCGTACTCTTCAGCGAGCTTGCTTATCCCCCAGCCTTCTCCAAAATGAGTATGGAGAAGGAGCTTGGTGTTTTTGACTTCTGGATTTTTATCTTTCCAAAGCTTATAGCCCTCAAGAAGATTTGGAACGCTTTTGCGTAATTGATTTCTAAAAACGAATCCGACAACAAAATCAGCCTCATTCAGGCCGAATTTGGACCTTAAATCCAACCGAGCTTCCTTATTAATCTTGAAGAAAAAGCTATTATCCACCGCTCCGTGAACCGTGCGGGCATGAGCCAGTCCTTGCTTGTGTAAAGCTTTGGTTGCGAAATTGCTCCATATCCAGAAGTTCTTAGACTTCTTCGCCGCTTCTATCGCGGAGGGGAGTATGGGTAAAGAATCTAACGTAGTCCAAAGGACAGAGTTAATCTTATCGAACCAGGGTTTTCCCACCGCAAAGTCTATACCCCAAATATCTTGAACCGCAATAAAGACGTCGGGCTTCTCTTCTTGGATTACTCTATCGATATAATGAGCGCCATAGGCAGCCAGCCTTGCGCTATGGGGATCTTTATTTAGCTGGTCTATCTCTTGCTGGGAGTCAGGAAGAGAGCCTACCGTCTTCCAGGGGGTCTTGGAGAATAACTGATTCGAGTAATTCATGCCGCAGGCATATTGAACTAACTCGTATCTTCCGGTACGGTATAGATAAGTTAAAATAGCTCTGGTATTTCTACCAAAGCCAGTTTTTGCCAAAGCGAAATCGCTATGGAATAGAATTTTCTTTTTCTTCATTTTCTACCAAAGGTCTTCTTCTTGAGCTACGGGGGCGGGGTCTTTTCGTGCGGGCTCGGCCTTCTGGGGAGTTTGGGAGGGGAGACTCGGGGCTTCATTCGCGGGAGGATTAAAGCCTGTTCCATCTATGGGGGCGGCGTCTTCCCTGCTCTTCGGCCAAGCGAAAGTCTCGTTCAAGATAACTGATAAATCATTCTTAAGAAGTCTAGCTTCTGGAAACGTAAAGCCAATAAGGAAGCTCGATTTGCTGGTAGAGTCTTCCTTGTCCTGCTTATTGACGGAGAAAGAGAATCCCTTCTGAGCCTTAGCCTTCTTGGTGATTACTCCGAACGCCGGTCCAGTTAAGCTCGCTTTATCATTCTTTACCGAGACTTCTCCGGAGAACTGACCGATTTCCGTTACTTGGTCTTCCCTGTCGAGATAGGGGCAAAATCTGATTTGAAGAGTTTGCTTCTCGCTATTGTGATAAACGGAGAATTCTCTATTAGACTCTATAGTGTCGATAATCCCCGCTATCTCAATTCGGTTCAGCTTGACGATAACTCTAGCTTTCGGATTATCTTTATTCTTAGAAAAACTTCCTGTCTTTTTTGCGTCATTCCAAGAGTCCTGCTTGATAAAGGAGGACATGATTGTGCCGTCTCTATTCAGCCAAAAAGAGCAAGCGCACCCCGTTACTTTGGGATTGGGTTTATAGAATTGAATCATATGAAATATATTACTTCTTTTGCTTCTCGTCGTCCACTAAAATCTTCTTTAATTCAGACAATTTAGTATAGACCTTATTGTCTTGAATCCCTATGATATCTGCGAAAACTACGCCGTCCATCTTCCTGCCTCTTACTATGAGGATGTTGTCATCCTTTGGCAGGCCATTATTTATACTTGCGCATTCCTCTTTCTTGTCGCTGAAAATCATGACCTTAATAGAGTCGCTCTCGTCTGAGACCACCGTCTTGAAATACTTGGTCTTCTTTTCTCTAGAAACGCCTTCGTAGCAATCTTCAGCTCTACCGATAAATATCGCCTCTTGCCCCTGGGCCATCTGATTAATCTCCCTAATAGGACGAAGGTCAGGCCGCTTATCTGAAAAAATATCTATCAGAGTCTTGTTGTAAGTATAGCCCAAAAGCATCTTTTCATAATACCAGTTGGCAAAGTTCTCAGAATTCTTATTTTGATTATAGATTTCGAGATACGGGGCGTAATTCTTTTTAATCGTTTCGTATCTGGAATCTTTAATTATGGGCTTGCCTTTTTCGTCCTTGAAGACTCTTAGGTGCTTAATGATTTCAATCAGATCGAACTCATTCTTCTCCGCGAACATCATCGAGAACTTCTTCTCCTTCTCGGTGAGGATATTCCATAATTGAGATTCGAGCACCACTCGGCTTCTAGACTGCTTAAAGCCCTCTAACGCACCGGCCTGAATCAAAGAACAAAGGACGCCGATGTTGAGATTAGACTCCTCTGCGGCCTTGAAGATTTCAAACTTGTTAGCGAACTCGTTCTTGAAGTTATTTATCTTTTCTATAGATTTCTCAGATATGCCCTTAATAGAAAGAAGACCGAACCGAATATCTTTGCCTTCAATTGAGAAATCCATTTTGGATTTAGTAAGATGCGGAGGCTGGAGCTTTATCCCAAACAAGTCCATCTCCTTGTGGATTTTAGATATTTCAGAGATAGGGTCTGGCTCGTGCCTAGTCATCTTGAGTAGTGACAAGAAGAATTGTTGCGGATGCTTAAACTTAAGATAGATGGTGAGCGCGGCCAGGGACGCATAGGCGCAGGAATGGGATTTATTGAAAGAATAATTTGAAGAGTCTTCCAAAACTTTCCAAAGAACGTCGCCTATCTCTTGGCTTAATGCCTTTTCTTTTATCTTGGCTGCGATCTTTTCTTTCCAAGCCTTTGCCTCGTCCACCTTTTTCTTACCAACAATCCGCCTGAGGATTTCGGCTTCATCAAGAGAGAATCCAATCTTGTTAGCCATTTTCATCATTTGCTCTTGGTAGAGACAAACTCCGCCAGTCTGACCTAGAATGTCATCAAAGAACGGATGGATAGATTGGACAGTTTTCGTATTCGAGAATAAAGCGTACTGGTCTGCATAATCTAACGCGCCTGGGCGAGCGATAGCCAAGACCGCGCTCAATTCGTCAAGATTTTTAGGTTTGACTTTTTGACAAACCCTGAAGTTAGTATCTGCCTCGATTTGGAAAAGCCCGTGGGGACTTCTCAAATCCTGAAGGTTTTGATAGATGATTGGATCATTTAGATCAATCTTATCCATCTCGATGCCGATACCTTTGCAAGCGTTGTCTACAACCGAGACGCTGCGAAGTCCAAGTAAATCCAGCTTCACATTGAAAATGCTAATCCAGTTCATGTCGTACGAAGACACGACGCTGTCCTTGCCAGAGCTAAGTTCGGTCGGGCAGGAATCTTCCATCAAACCATAAGACAGCGAGATGGCAGAAGGATGGACGCCTTTATTTTTGATAAGGCCCCTCAACTTCAAAGCGATAGAATAAACTTCTTTATTATCGTCGCACCAAGTCTTGAACTTCTCTTCCTTTCCGTACGCCTCTTCGATGTCCATTACTTGACCGAACGTTTTAGGGATGAGGCCAGAAATCTCGCTCATTTCCGACTCAGGCTTTTCTCCAGCAATCTTCCCGCACTCTTTAATCAACAGCTTTCCGCTTAACGTATTAAGGGTTAGGACTTTTGCCGTGCGTCCTTTGAATTTCTCTTCAAGATATTCGACTACCCTGTGGCGGCTATAGTAACAGATGTCAAGATCTACGTCGCACATCAGCGACCCATCTAAGTAGGTTATTCCATCAACGACTTGCTTCTTAGCTCTAATCTTAGAAACGAATCGCTCGAAATACAAATCGTTTTTCAACGGGTCGACCTTAGTGACACCAATGAGGAACAGGATAAGACTGCCAGCCGCGCTGCCTCGACCAAGCCCAGTAGGAATACTGTTCTCTTTGCAGAAGTTAATGACGTCCCAGACTAGAAGCACGTAATCAATGAAGCCTAAATCCTTCAGGGTATCTAGTTCGTACTTGACTCTGCCTATATAGGCTTTGTGCTCTGGGGAGTCTTTTTTGAGCTTGAGCGCATTGAAGCCGTTCAAGCAAAGGGAGCGAAGGAAATCGAAGTTGCCAACATCTTCGCTTAAGCCCAAGCCTCTTTTGTATTTTTTGTCAATCTCGAAGGACGGAAGTCTTACTCCGTGGATTTGGAGGTCGTAGTCGGAGAATTTATTGAAAAAGCTCACTTTTGACCGCCCTTTTTCTTTTTTGGTTTTTTCGTTTTCTTGGGGGCTTCGTCATTGAGGCCGTATTTGGCTTCGATATCAGAGATGATTTTCTTAGCCGCGACGACGGCACAATCCGCCGAGCTGTCCCCTGCAAAATTGTAGAACATATCGCATGAGAATTGACCCTTTCCCTTTTGAGCGGTTACGAGCATATAGTCGATACCCTGAGACTCAATCTTCTCAAGCAGGTCGATAACAAAATCAAGCGAAGCCATAATTCAAATATAACTCAAGTAGATAGGAAATCAAACCTCAATTTGGAATTTTAATTTATTCCAGACTTTAAGATTAAGTTCAAGGTCAACCAGCGCATCATGGAGATTCTCGTAGTCGTGGTCTATTGACATTTCCTTACCCAGAAAGGTCAGATTTGATTTAATACCCTTCTTTCTCGTGTGGTAAGCTCTGTACTGATACTCTTGAAGGCTCTCTCCATTCTTAAACGGGAAGCCCATCTTGATGCCTCTGGCTATCGCGTTGGTATCGATAAACTTATGGTAAAGGTGTTTCGACGGCTTGCCCATATACTTATAATACTCTTTAATCAAGTAAAGGTCGAAGGCGATGACGTTATGACCCACGATGTAGTCCGCGTTGTCAAGCCACTCAGACACGGTGGGGAAAATCTCCTCCGGAGTAAGGCCGAGCCTCTCGACTTTCTTGTGGTCGTATCTGGTAATCCTGGCCGCTTCGTCGCTGATTTTTAAATCAGTTTTCCATTTGAGAAAGAAGTTCTTATCATCAACCCTTCTATCTCCAATCAGCTTTATCATGCCAATCTGCCAAGGAAGATTATGACAAAAATTAAGGCACAGATTGAAAGTCTCCGCGTCGAAGAAAACAAAAGTCTTATCCTTATTGAATCTTAAAAGATGCTCGTCCATATTAATCCCGTTGTCCCTTCCAGCTTTCCATGCAGAACTCGTCACTCGACATATGCTCCAGCTCTGGCTTACTCAACGTGGTCCTGTTATTAATGCACTTAAAGGTCAAGAACGATTTAAAGTCCGCCCGATTATTATAGAACACGCTTTTAGCCTTGACGATTTCGTATTTATCTTTAACGTAATCTTCAACTAACTTCTCCAAAATACCATCGAACGGAAGATTGTTATCCTCAATGAAAAACACTGGTTGGCAATAACTAAAATCAGGGAAGCACAGTGAACCGCGCAGAGAATTCTTATGCAGGAACGAATCATAGAAGGGGATTGCGAGGGTCAAGTCTTCGTCTGACCAATGCTCTTTCAGCATATTGAAGTCAGTCCTGGGCTCGTAATAGAATCCGTCCTTGGCTGCGAAGCCGTAAATCTTAATGAGCTTTTGGTATCCGCTTCTATTGTTTGCGAAGATTATATACTTGGCCTGCTTTGACAAAGACTCCTCATCTTTAATTGAAGAGTCAGCACAGACGGTCAATCGAAGCCCAAACCTCAACGAGATACCCACTTCTTTCGCATTAAGGTAAGCCTCCAAAAAGCCACCCATCGAATCCTCTACTAGGCAAAAGTTATCGAGCTTGTTCTGGAGGCAGATGTCAATGATAGAAGATGGGCCATTAATTGCTGAAGACCCCTTCTTCTCCAAGGTGAGAATGCTTTTGCCTATTGAATAGTGAGACTTAAAAAGAGGCGTTATCATGCCTGAATTTAACCCAATTCCTTTAGAAGTCAAACGAATTGTCTTCGGAGGGGTTGTGGTATCTGGGACATCCAGCGTATTTAAGAGTCTTCACTGTTTCCCTCTCTTTTGGAGAGAAGTCATTTTCGAGAGAAGTCTTGATTAAAGCCCCCTTCTCATCGTGAAGACCGTAGTAAGAGAATGGATTCTTTACTGGACAGACCCAAGTTTTACCAGCTTGGCAAAGCCATTTGTTTTTAGCTTTGTCTGCGGCGTAATTAGTCTTGCCTGTTTCCTCGCTGAAGTTATCGACTATCTTGTTGACGTGTTCTAGATAAAGCTCAAATCCCGCAAGCTGCTCCTTCGAAAACTCTAAGGATTGGACGGGCTGCTTGGGGAATCTCAGAAATAGAAAGTCAACGAGATATTTCTTTTGCTTCGGCCAAAGCTTTCTCGACGCGAGAGAGTACATCATCCCCTGTACGTTAGCGTCTAAATCGTCACCCTTAAATTTAGCTTTGCTGGATTTATAATCCACGACCTTAATCATCTTCGATCCTGGATACTGAATGGGTTTATCCATAAATCCCTTAATTCTGTAAGCGGGCTTTTCGTTAACAATATCAAACTCTTGTTCCGGACAGTCGATTTTCGCGCCCTCTCCGCCGAAGAAATCGTTTTGCAAACCCACGAGAATCATCTGGTCGACCATCTCGTAGTTTTCGTCGTTAAGGATTCCGCTTTTAGAGAGGGTCTTCACTACGAGTTTATCAATGGATGGGCTGCCTCTAAGATGACCCTCGTTTATTAACTTGGCGAAGTGATGCTTGTGACGCTCCTTAAGCAAGAGTTCGAAAATCAAATGGCAACACGTTCCTCTCAACGCTCCCGCGTTATTCTTTTCTGGAATGAGGAGATGATATTTAGTCCAATACTGCCAAGAGCAAGTCTCTAAAAGCTTGACCCTAGATGCGGATAAGTATTTTTTTACTTTAGGTTTGTTTTCCATTGATAAATTTCTTCTCTGGACATCTCGCCAAAATCTTTACGAGTAGGGAACGCGATTACGACTTGGTGCGGGTCGAAGTATCTTAAGAGCTTACTCTTACCCTTCTCAGCCGCCATGTTTCCTGCCGAATTATTATCAGAATCATTGTTAAAGGATAGATAGATTCTCTCTAAATCCAACTTCAAGAACATATTGATCAGAGAGACGCTAATATCCAGACCAAAAGAAACGACTACGTTTTTAACTCCGCACTCCCAAAGGGCAAGCATATCACCGATGCTCTCTACAACGATTACCGAATTGGACTCCTTTATGATCAAATGATTCACGGAGCAAGGATATTTCCATTCAGATTTATCGCCGACGTGCTTCCACTTCGGCCGTTGATTATTATCGTACTTCAGCAAGTCTCTTCCGGACGCCCCAACGAAATTATCTTTATGGTCGAAAATCGGAAACACATATCTGTCCTTCATCTTCCCGCTGGTGATAACGCCGCCCTTGAAAGTCCTGAGGGTTTCCTCCGTCACCCCACGGTTAATCCAGTAGGAATGGTCTTGCACAAGTTTAAGCAAATTCTCCTTATCGAAGGTCTTCGCGGTTTTAATCTCTGGCCTAGTTTGAGTCTTTAAGGTGTTAAAATTCTCGTACTTGCCAGATATCCAAGTCTTCGCTGCGTCAACGGAGGTCAGGTTCAAGGAGAGCTTGACTAGCTCCTCGAATGAGCCGCTTATGTTCCGAGCAAAGTCAATGAAGTGGCCGGAATCCTTCTTGACGCTTAAAACAGTGCTGTTATCTGAATCTCTGTATATCGGCCTGGTTCGATACTCTTTTGCGTTCTCGATTATGTTTGTGTATCCTAAATCAATCAGGATTTCTTTGTAGTTGTTAGAGATCTGCATTGCTGTCATTCTTGCTGCCGTCGTTAAGCTTGTACGTCTCTTTGGCCCTCTCGCAGACGTGCCTCAAAGAGCCCCTCTCCGTGATGTTAAAGTTGTTAACCTCGAAGTTCAGATAATTCATTACATACTTCTCAGACCCATCAGGGAAAACTCTGCTCATGTAGTCTTGATGACCCATCGCGTCTCTGCCTTGGAATCGAGACTTGAGCGGAATAAGCTTGTGCGTCCCGAAGTCCACGCCGTCCTGCTCTATTTCGTCTAGGGTCTTTCTTCTAAAAATTCCGGTGAACGCGGCGTACCATTGCAATCTATCAGAGAGAGAAATCGCCGAAGAGTCGTCGGTCACGTTGGCCGCTCCTCTGTTCCTGTTTTCTCCGGTACGGTTCAACTGCATGGCCGTAATCATCGGCGCATTGACCTCGACCGAAATCTCCTTCAGTCGGCTAATCTTCTCTCCGATAGCCTGATGCTCTGCCCAATTCTGTCCGATTTTCTCTCCGGTCATCTTTACGTAATCGTAAGCGATGATGCACGTATTGCCTCTACCGACCTTATTGTAATACCACCTTTTGATAATAGAGCAAATCTCGTCGATGCTCTTATTGCTAACGTGGTAGTGATAATAATCTTTGTCCTGCTTTAAGAGGGCGCATTCACGGACCTTCTTAAACATCTCTGGATTCTTGCGCCAGTTACCCGTCTCTAGATACCAAACAGGAACGCCCGTGAGAGCCGCCGCCATTCTGAATTTGATTTCTTTCGTTTGCATTTCCGTATCAAGAATTAAGGCTTTCACTTTTCCGGCAGAAGCCGTCTTGAAGCAAACGTCATTAATCCAAGTCGTCTTTCCTTCGCCAGGGCGAGACGCAATTGCATAAACTTGCCCAGGCTTAAACCCGCCATACATCCTGTTGAACTCGGAATACGGGCTGATTAAACCCGAGTCTGTTTCTGGAGCATTGCCCCTCTCTTCAATAAGCTCCGACATTTCATCGGTAAGCTTTTCTGGAGCATCCGCGTTGGAATAGAGGGAGACTTTCTGGTTGTAGATTGCGTCGCAAGAGGAGATGATGTCTTCTACGTTTTTGTCCCCAATATTTTTTACCTCTTCGATTATCTTGCTTCCGGTGGCTGCAATCTCTCGCCGGATTCTGTATTTTACAAGCTCCTTGAAGGACTTGACTACGGCGTCTTGATTTATTTGACTAAAGTAAAGGGTCTCCAGATAATCGTAGATGTTGATGTCGTCCTTGAACGAGATTCCTAAATCTTTGATTTTGGAAGCGATGATGACTCGGTCCACCTTTTCGTTTTTGCTGAGCGTGGACTTGATGACTAAGAAGATTGTGCTGTGAACTTCGTTATAGAAGTCACTCTCCGTTATGAAGCCGTCAACCTCTGCGAAGAAATCTGGGAATTTGAGCAAGCCACTGAGAGCGTGCCTCTCAACTTGAAGCGAGTAAATCATATTGCTATGATAATCCGAGTAAGGGAAAAAGTCAACTACTCTTCTGGAGTTTCTGAACCGTCGCCTTCTCCAAGCGGATCTTCATCCGCGTCGATCATTTGGATGGTTTTCTCTATGTTGTACGCCTCTATCGCCTTCGACCAGTTCGTGAGATAAAAATTTAAGGCCATAGCGTTCGTTAAATTATCAAAATTGCTCATGACCTCAGGCATTCCCTTTTCGTTCAAGCAAAATAATATGAATCCGCCATTGGAGCATTCATTAATTTGGCGGAGGAGTTGCTTGGGAAACTTCAGTTTCTTTTTACTCATTGGCATATGAAGTTACACGATATCAACGCCAAAAGTTGTTGAAAAGAAAGATAAGGAAAGGTTCTTAATTTCGCTGGTATCTACTTCTAATAGGGTAAATCCATTCTTTTTCAGCCAAATACCCTTCTGGTAGTCTCTTTTAATTCCCTTTAAGTAATTCGTCCGTGAATTATTATGAAAGAAAGGATTGAAACTAGAGTGCTGCGGACCGTTAACTTCGATAGCAATTTTCTTTGTAGCATTAAAGAAATCGATCTTAAGCAGGGAGCCATAAACTGGGAACTCCTCATAGACAATATGCCCAAACCAATAAGGCTTGAGGAACTGTTTCATGTTAAACTGGGCCATCGATCTCGATTTAACCTCCCAATCGATAAGGTATTTTGAAACATTCTTCTTGGCGAGCTTGCCTTGTATATTAAAGAGTCTCATTGATTATCGAAAATCTTTCTGAACTTATCAAAAAGGTAGGTAGTAATCTTAGGATTCTCCTCGAGATACGTCACGAAGTTGTCTTCGCCTTGATGCTGCTTGCCCATCTCGATCCCATTGTCTAGAAGCTCTTTTAAGAGTTCGTCCGAGACGGTAATCCAAGCGCCGCTCGCCTTGACAAGGCTCCACATGAGAAGAACGTCTTTAATCTCATGCTCAACCCAAACGCTCTGCCCGTTTTTACGCCCGTACTTAATCGGATAGCGGACTTCTTTATTAGTCTTCTCGTTCGCAGTCTTCCTGAAGATGATTTTGCAGTAATGCCCGATAATATCTTCCTTGCCCTTCTGGGCCTTGAGAGCCTTAGCTTCGCCGAGCATCAAATCCGCCTTATGCCTCTGCTGGAACTCGAGAATCCAATCGCTGTAATGGAGAAGGGCGTTGCCTCCTGAAGCGTTAGTCAATTTGGGGTCAGTCTTGGCGTACGGATTAATTGAGACGGTGCTTCTGACCTGGCTGACAAGAATACAAGTATGACTCTTAGAGGATAAGCCTAACGCCATCTTCCTCAAGAAATCAGAACTCAGCAACGACCCGCCAGCGACTTTATTAGCTTCTTCGAAAGGCTTATCTATATCACCTCTAGGAACTAGAGCATCCATCGAGTCGATAATAAACAGATACTTTTTATTGGAGGGATTATTCTTGACGAGCTCCCTCATCAGAGAAATGACTGACTCATAAATATTGCACTTATACTCGAACCATCTACTCTCAGACAAGTCCATCCCAGCACGCTCTAAGATATCTTTCGATAATCTTCCTTCCGACTTAACGTAAAAAACATAAGGATTTGGAACTGTCTTCTGGAAGTTCCTGGCGAAAGAAAGGGCTGCGGAAGTTTTGCCTCCTTCGGAAACGCCAGAGAACCTAAGGATTCCAGGGCGAAGTCCTCCACCCATCTCCATGTCTAGAATCAAGCTTCCGCTGGAGACGACGTATGATTCGGCCTTTTCAAAATTATAATGATCGTCCTTATTTGTCTTTAAATAAGAATTGATTTGGGATGAGGTCGTAATCGACGCCTCTTGCTCGTCGTTTTCTTTTTTAGGTTTTGCCATAAGTTTTTAGAAAATCTATGATTGTTTTGGGCTTTAAGTTAATTACTACGTCTTCGCCTATCTTGACTGGCCCGATAGCGTGGGCTTTAGTCGGAGTATTTTCAATCGACTGCCTGGCTTCCTGAGCCAATAGGAAGGACTTGCCTTCATTAGTCAGGAACCAACTGAGAGTGGCAATCTTAAAACTGATTGAAAGGTTATCCCAAAAGTCTTCCTTATTGTACGTCTTTAGCAGCTTTTGGGCGATTTTGGTTTCCTTCCCCCAATTGATTTGGGAGGAGGAGACGAACTTAATCACTATCGCCTTGCAAAGATTGCTGGGTTTGGCCTTACTCATCGGTTAACGATAAGCTACCACGAACGGGAGGATAATCAAGGCAATAGAGAAATATCGTATTTAACCATCTTCGAGACTAACTCCGGGAAGGAGACTTTAGGGGACCATCCCAATTCTTCTCTTATTGGAGTGGAATCTCCAAGGAGGAGATCTACCTCTGCGGGCCTATAGAACTTGGGATTAATTCGCACGAGGCATCCATCTACGTCAGGGATTTCTTCGTGAATATAGTTAGCTAGATAGTACTTCTGCTCTTCTCTTACTCCCTGCCAAAAGCCGTCAATGCCTGCTACCGAAAAGGCTTTCTCGACAAACTCTTGGATAGAGTGAGTCTCGTTGCTGGACAGAACGTAGTCCTTTGGCTTTTCTTGATTGAGCATTAACCATACGCCTTCCACAAAATCTTCCGAGTCCGACCAGTCCCTTTTAGATTGTAGATTCCCGAGTTCTATCGGGGCGAATTTTTTCCCCGCTTTAATAGCCGCATTGATTCTTGCAACTCCTTTGCTGATTTTTCTCGTCACAAACTCCTCTCCTCTTTTGACCCCCTCGTGATTAAAAAGGATTCCATGCACAGCGTAAAGATTATAGGATTCTCTATAGACCTTCGTGATGTGGCGAGCAGCCGCTTTCGAAGCTCCATATGGTGAGCGGGGCTTTATGGGGTGATCGATGTCTTGCGGAGAATAATCTACGTTGCCCCACTCTTCGCTACTACCAGCGCTATAGAATTTGCAATTAGGTTGGAATTTCTTAACCGCCTCTAGGCACCGGAGTACTCCTAAAGCGTTCGTATCAAAAACATGAACGGGCATATCCCAACTGATACCCACGAAGGAGTTAGCTGCGAAATTAATGAAGTAGTCCGGCTGGATATCTTTGACTAAATTATTAAGACTAACCTCGTCTGTCAAGTCCCCGAAGACGAACTTGAATCTTGGGTGATCCTCGAATCCCTTGGCGTTGATGAAGTTTGGGTTGGCAGACCGGCGCATCATACCATAAATCATCATTTCTTCTGGAAGCTTCAGCAGATATTCTGCCATATTTGCTCCGTCCTGGCCAAGGATTCCTGTTATTAGAACTTTTTTCATTTGCCCTTTTTTATAGGTTTAAGCCACCAGCAAACCTCGTCTTCCAAATCCCAATCCGGTGATTGAATCTTCTTCAATACGCATTCTACCTGAAACTCTCCAGAAGAATGAAAGGGGGGAGTAACGGAGTAATCAAAGCCAAAATCGCAATCTTTCACGTAATCTACTCGATAAGAGTTTGGCCGCAGAGAACTCTCTATCTCTATTAATAGCTTGGCTGGAGTATAGAATCTCTTATGGTCTGAATTAAATCTACTAGGCGTCTCTTTCCTCTTCTCGTAAAGGAATTGATGAGGAACTACGATTATGAGATGCCCTCCCGTCTTTAGCTTCTTGAACCATTCGCGGATGAATGCGGTAGGATTCCAGATATGTTCAAGGACATGGGAGGAATAAACATAGTCTAATGATTCATCCTCGAACGGAAGGTGCAGTCCATCGTAGCCGGGAGAATGAAAGTCTATCCCTTCCGCTTCGGGGGTCACTTTATCATTTTTTGGGTTACCAGCGGAATACCCTACGTCTACGCCGACCCCTTGGCAGAACTTTGAGAAAAAGTTTTCTTTTTCTCTTCTCTCTCTCGACTTGCTGGTTTCCGAATAAAATATATTACTCATAAGACTTTATTGCGCTATCTAAGGTCTGGATGATTTGGACTTTCTTTGATAATACTTCTTGGCATCTATCGAAATTCCAGTAGCCATGAGGAGACTTTTTAGACTCAAATACTACTTGTTTAATGTCAGAGAATAGACAGGCCCACGTCGGGCCAGTCGACGAGCCTAAAGCTAAAGAACATTTACTGATGCACTTTTTCAAGTTCTCTATATTCGCCGCGTATTCTTCGGAGAATTTTTGCTTCTCATAGAATTCTTTTAAATTTGAAGAGTTCTTATTTCCACAACAAATAATCTTATAGCCTTTCCCCGCGAGATCTTCGCAGACCCTCAGCCAGAATGCTGAATTATAAATTCTATTTCCGTCCGTTTTTTCGTCAGGATAAATTAGGGCATTTTTTTCTTTATAATCGCACTTGTAGATTACTGGGGTTTCTATCCTTAAATCTTTAGTGTCGAAGAATCCGTTTTCCCAAAAGACACTCTCGAAAACAGTATGAGCTGCCCAGCCATAATTCAGATCTAGGCTAGTGGGCTTATGAGCGACGCCGCTCCTGTATTCTTCTGGAGCTGATTCATAATTGTCAAAGACTCTGTCTTTACCCAAGACGTCAGACCAAAGAGTTTTTAGCGAGGGACTTATGGGAATATATCCCGAGTCTAATCCGTATTTTTTGGAAATGTTTAAAAACGAAAGAACCCTAACTGAAACATCTCCGAGAGAGGCGTACTGAAAATGTCCTTGATTTTGAATGAAAAGGTGCTTAAGACTCATAGTAGGCTATCCAAGTATTATGGAGGCTAGTAATAGGATTCTTTAAGTTAAAGGTAGACAGGCCCTCTTTAACGTATTTAACATTTCCGAAATCATGCCAGACAATGACTCCGTTCGGATTTAATAACTCTAAGGACTTTTTCGTGTCAGCCACCACTGCGTCGTAGTCGTGGTTTCCGTCAACGAAAATGAAGTCGAACTTCTCCTCTATAACCGCCGACAAGAAATCTTCTTTAACTATCTTTACGTTCTCTTTGTCTTTTACTAAGCGGCCTATCTTGTCTTGGGAAAGAAATTCTCCTCTTTGATTTGCGGGCCTATCAACGGGAGCAATCTTGTCTCCTGGGTCGAAGGTGGTGATTTTAAGATCGGGGAATTTATCACTTAAAATTTTGGTTGTATATCCTTCGTGAGTCCCTATCTCGAGAAGATTTTTAGGATTATGGAATCTAACGAGGGAAAGGAGGCAGCAAACGTCTATCCACGGAGTACACCAGACGTTTATCCCTTTAAAAAGACCCTCTTTATCTAAATCGAATAGGAAGTTATGAAGTGGCTTGTCTCGTACCATATTTGTGATTTTTGACGACTCTTATTTGTCTCCATTCATTATTTTGGAGGCTATTGCTGTGGTAGAGCATCCATTTATCGTATTGAAGATTAAGACTTCTGATAAATCAGATCCCACGACGTCTTCCTTCTTATAGTCTCCACCTTTGATTATGTAGTTTGGCTCTATCCTCTTAATTAAATTGTAGGGATTATCCTCGTCAAAAATAATTACGTCATCCACAAACCTGAGGCTCTCGAGGGCAAATTTTCTCGCCTCCTGATTGTTGAACGGCCTTGACTCCCCTTTGTTTCTCTTAACGCTCGCGTCGCTATTTAGCCCGACGATGACCGCTCCGCTGCCCGCTTTTTTCCGGCAAAATTCTAACAGTTTGAAATGACCAAAATGCAATATATCGAAGCATCCGTTTGTGAAAACAGTTTTATGAACAGGCTCCTTACCTGAATGCCCATCTTCAGACTTAAACTCGTCAGAAAAGGGGAAGCTTCTCAGGAACCTGGTGTGCCTCGCCGGACTGCCTTTGACTAAGGAGTAATCCATGACGCTATGACTGACGACGGATCCCGCCGCAACCATGCAGTGTTCACCTAAGATCACTCCGCAGACGATAGTCGAGTTGGCGCCCACGGAAGATCCTTTCTTGAAAAGAGTTTTACGAAATCTATCTTGCCAATTGCCCTTAGATCTTGGATATATGTCATTCGTCGTAATGGTGTTTGGCCCAAGAAATACGTCATCCTCTATAGTTACTCCGTGGTAAATCAAAGAGTGGTTTTGTATTTTGCAATTATTTCCTATTGATACGCCTTCTCCGATGTGGACTCCCTCGCCTATCATGCAGTTCTCACCAATGACTACGCCTTTGGAGACGTGAGAGAAAGCCCAAATCTTGGTGCCTTTCCCGATGTTATCCGTTTCAATTATGGCTGTATGATGCACGAAAGGATCCATATTTTTAATTTTTTCTGGGTTCATATTTCTTCTTCCCCAATTGGCGTCCCAATATGTTTAACGCAAACGTAATCCGGATGAAAACATGCTATGTCTCCCGTTTTGCTGCCAGACTGCATTATCATGCGGAAAAATGTCTCGATATGAGTGCCGCTTCTAGAGAATTCGCGCTCCATAATTCGGGCAGCCCAATACAAGTCCCTCGTCCTGCATAGATTGGGGTTAAAGGAAAACTCCTTTGGGGAGACTAGGATATGATCAAACCCCGTCTTGACTGCGGAGATCCTCTCCACGTCGGAAGCGTGCCTCAAGAATCTGAAGCAAACTAAGTCTGGATTTGAAGATAGGAATGCGAGAGCCTCTTTAAAGTAGTTCAGCAAGTTTTTGTCCTTCGATAGTTTAAATACAAAGTCATCTTCTAGCCAAAATACGAATGGTTGACTTTGAATTTGCGGACTGCTAAAAAGCTTGCAGATATCCTTGGCGTGCTCGACGTAATGCGAGCTGTCGTTATGCTTCCATTTGCCCTCCGTTATGATAGACTCTATTCCCCACTCAGAGAAGAACCCGGACATTTCCTTTGCGATAGCCTCTTCTCCCTCCGATAATTTAATATGAGCAATTTTTACTGAGAAGCAATCCCCTTCCAGCTTCTCGAAAAGGTCACTTATCGTCCGTCTATAGATATCTTTTCTATCGTAATGACCTTTCGTCGTCGTAAAGAAGGCGAGGCTTAAAGGCAGTTTCATTTCCATAGTGGCAAATTATGCGGATATACTTCTATTTTATCTAACTCTTCTAGCTTCTGTATTATGTCGTTTACTTCTTTACCAGCCCTGTTCTCCCAAACGGGTTTCCAAAAGTTGTTCATGCGGAGGCGATGCTCTAAGTCCACCCAACCCGTATGCCAAACAAAGGGGACGCCCTTTTCTCTTATTGCTTGGAGCTTATGGACTCCAGGCGCCGAGGGATTAAGGATTGCCCCAGCTTTTACCAAAGACCCATCTTGATAAATAGCTTCGCACGAGTCGCTTTTCTTTATGTCTATCTTTCCGTTATCTAATTTAGCAAAATCTACCACCCCTCTTTGGATACCGATATGATTCCTGTGCAAATACCACTTAGATCCGATATCCTTATAGCTTGAAAGATTTTTGCATAGATCTATGACAGGAATCAGGAGGGCGTCAAACTGAGGGTTTCGGCTAAGAAGGTCTGCGTGAGCCTCCCATTTCGGCCTATCTTTAGGGTTGATCCTCTCGTCGGCGTCTAAAAGGATGCAGTAGTCCTCCTTGCAGCCCTGTAGGGCCTCATTCTTTATTTTGCCGTCAAAGGCTGGGTCTGAATATTCAAACCCCGTATTGACTAAGTTTAGCTTATTGGGGGCATTTTTAGCACCCCACTCGCTAAGAGCTTCAAAGGTTCCGTCTTCGGAGGTATTTATAGCTATAGTAACCCTATCCGCAAAGGCGCAGAAGTTACCAAGCATGTCCTCAAAGTCGAACTTGCCTTTCAAAAGGTTGAAGCTTGAATTGTATATTTCTAGCATATCTTAAATAATGGGCCGCTCTTGATATCTTCGAGAGTATGAGAAAGGATGTGCCAACGATAAAAGTCATTTAAGATCTTTTCATCATTGACTATTTTTAGCAAAAGCTCGTCTTTCTTAAATTCTCCGCTCTTCATCCACTCTTTAAGCCCGTTAATCGAATACTCTATCCCAGTTTCGCCAAGGATATGCCTGAAGACTTGGCGCTGGTGTTCCTTTTGTCTGAACTCCTCTTGGTTTCCTTCTCTCCCAAGGAGGAGGTGGTTAGACCTCGCGTAGACGAAGTAATATCTAACAAAATGATCAATAAAATTATGAAGTGGTCTACCTCCCTCTTCTCCGTCTTTAAGTCTGTATGCGAAATCTCTCTCTTCAGCATAGTAATGCTTTAAGTCGATAGCATTCCCTCTGGCATTCTGGAGCCCCCAATGGGGACTACCCGAAAAAGACATATCATCAAAGTACTGGAAAGCAAACCCCTTGTCGTGGCTATAGACTGACCGGATTTTTTGAGACGAGACTTGATTGATGAAAGACTTTATATTCTTAGCGAACTCTAAGTTAAATCTTTCCATCGAGTCCCTCATAATAAACCAGTCCCCATTTTTCATAGGGCCCTGCCTCACAAACTCGTTCATTTGAAAATCGTGGTCATTCGTCCACTTCCTGTAGATGACTTCTCCACGGCCTTTTCTTTCTTCTAAAAGCTGCTTCGTTCCATCCGTCGATCCGCCGTCAACGAAGATTAAACCATCGACATGCTCGTAAATGTCTTTTGTTAAAGCGTCGATGTTGCTCTTCTGATTGTGCGTGATTCCGCAAAGATATACTTTCATAAATTATTTCCAATGCTTAAAGCTGTGAGGCTTCTCCTTCTCTGGGATTCTGCCGTCTTCCCAGATCCCCGTCTCTATTACTTGATTCCACTCTTCTTCGTTAAAATACGGATAAACATACTTTTCTTTAGGTGAAGAAACCATCCACAACTCTTTAGTGTCCGTTCTGTGCTTCCATTTTGACCCATCTGGGTTTTGTCTTACCGCCCACTTACCAACGTCAGCAACTATCGTCGGAGAAACGCTTACAAAAGTTAAGTCGTTGCTCTTCGCGTATTTCTGTATCGTTTCCTCAGTCCATTCCAGATGGTGAAATGGGCCGGGGCCTCCGCCGAGCTTGGGAATGCTGTTGTAAAATTTTACATTTATAAATTGAGCTCGCTCGCTGTATTGTCCGTGACCTTGATTTCCGGCTAAATCTATATGAGACAACTTGGGATTCTTTTGTAAAACATCCACAAATGAATCAGCGTCCGATTGGTTTATTGCATGAAGGACAAACTGGTCACATTGGATGTAGAACGCGTATTCGGTATCGCAACTTTGGAAAAGCTGCATCGTGCCAAAGCCACATCCGTTGTTCTCCTCGTTGACGAGAAGAACATCTATCAACCCTTCCTTAAGAAACTCAGAGGCATAGTCTTCCGAATTTCCGTTGGCAAGGTAGTAAATTTTTTTATCGAAAGTCGCGAGTTCTCTGATGGAGAGGAGGCAGTTCAGGGCTTCCTGTTTCTTATTGTGGTCTAGAATTAAAATCGAGTGCTTCATTAGTCTTCTCTTATTTCTGGGATTGGAACGTTAAATTTTTTGTGATAATCGAGATCGAACTCCAACTCCTGCTTTTCCTCATTCCATTTATAGGAGCAGC